TCGAAGAAGATAATAATGAAGAGAATAATGAAGAGAATAATCCTAATTATTTTATAAATAATAATATAAATAATAATATAAATAATTCAAGTAATTCTAATAATTATAATATAAATAATAATATAAATAATTCAAGTAATTCTAATAATTATAATAATACTTTAAATTCATATGAAATAAATAGTGAAAGTAGTTATAATTCAGAAAATTATGAAAATAATAATTATAATGAATATGATGATTTTAACGAAAATACAAACAATATACAAAACAATTCAATAAGTAGCACAATAAATTACATACAAAATAATGATACAAATAATAATAGTATAAGAATTTTAAATAATAATTATGATGAAACATATGAAGTAACAAGTTCAATTAGTTCATCGGTTAGCAGTCTATCAGAATTTCATAATCAAGAAAATATTAATAATTTGGAAATTACTCAATCAAGAGAAATTAGTAATATTGAAATAAGTGATGAAAATAATTCAAATATTATTAATGCTAATAATTCAGTTAATTCAACAAATTCATCATATTTTGAATTATAATTTTTATTTATACAATGATTACTAAAACTATTTAAAAATAAATAATTAAAACATTAAATAATCAAAAAATCAATTTATGGTTCAATTAAATAAATTTTTATTATTAAACTTAATTACATTTATAAATTTAATTAAAAGTTATAATTGGTGGCCTATTGATTCAATTTATAATATAAAACCACATCAAATTTATAAGTTTAATTTATTAGAACACCCATTAATAATAGTAAATAATAAAGTAGGATTACATTGTTATGAAGATAGATGTTTACATCGTGGAATGTCATTAAGTAGTGGTAAATTAGAAAATTCAAATATTATTTGTAATTATCACGGTTGGAGTTATTCAATAGCAGATGGAGTAAATAATAATGAAGTAAATCATAAATGTAATTTGAATAAATATCCGTTAAAAGTACATAATAATTTTATTTATGTTGGATTAAATTTAAATACTGAAATAAAATTACAAAAAACAAGTTATAATACACATATTGAAAATAAACTTTTAGAATATGAATTATATAATGTAGAAACATCAAATAATGAAAATTATTATTTTAGTAATGAACCAGTATTAAACACTCCAATAATGAAGAAAGATATAAATTTACCTTGGAGTTATATTATGACAAATAATTTAGATAATAGTCATTTACATTACGTACATTCTAATTCAATAGGTCGTATTAAGTTTAATCCTACAAATGTAGTATTTAATGATATAAAAAAAGATGTAACATATTATGGTGGTGAAAAGGAAGTATATTTTCAATTTATACCACCTTATGGAATTTATAGTTATTTTAAAATTAATTCAGTTAAAGTATTCGAACAATATGCTAAAATTGTGCCATTAACAAAATATAGTAGTAGAGTATTATATCAACAAAAATTTCAAAATTTACCTACAATCTCACTTACATTTAGTAATATAATAACTGGAATTATTCAAGAAGATATTTCTATATTAGAAGAACAATATAATAATCATTTAAAATTCTTAAAAAAATATGGAAAAGAAGATGATGAAGAGAAAAATCCAAATAAAATAAATCCTATTGACTGGAATAATATAGATGTTATGGATAGTTTACCATATTATTGGCATAAAATTTGGTATAATGAAAATAAAGATAAATTACCTTGGTTTTGAGTATAAGTTTTATAAAAATATATTATCTTGGTTTTGAGTATAAGTTTTATAAAAATATATTATCTTGGTTTTGAGTATAAGTTTTATAAAAATATATTATTAATTTAATAACGTTGTTTAGTCTCATAACTCTTAGAAAATAATAATAATAAAATCAATATTTTTATTATTATTATTTAATTATAATTATTTTTTAGGTATAACTATTTGGTTATTTGGTTATTTATTTTTTTTTGTTTTTTGTTGTTTTTCTTTTTTACCTTTTAATTGTATAATTTGTAAAGCCTTTTTTGTTTTCTTTTTTGGTTTTTTTAATAAAAAAAATTCTTCAGTACTTAATTGTAAAGGTGATGTTTGTAATTTTTTTAATGTTTCTTGTAATGGTTGTTGTAATAATTGTAATTCTTCACTTATTTTTTCTTTTATTTCTTCACTAGATTTTTCACTAATTAATTTTAATTTTTTTTGTTTTTTCTCTTTAATTTCTTTTGGTTGTTTTAGTTTTTTAATTAACTTTTGATAATTATCAAGATAATTTGCTACAGACATTTGTTTAATAAAAGCATTATTAAACTTTTCATCTATTGAAATATTAAATTCAAGAGAATTATCTTCATTTAAAATAAGTTTATAAACAGGTATTTTTTTTTGTCCTAATGCTGATGTTAAAATAAATATAAAATTATTCTCTCTAGAGCCATAGCATATAAATTCATTAGCTTCTTTATTAGCAATAATTAAAGGTTTTTGTGATATAAAAATTGAAGAAATTTTATATTTGTTTAACATTAAATATAAATCAAACGTAGTTAAATAATAATTATTTGAATATATAAGCGTTGATAATGTTAATTTACCAGTTCTTATTAAATCAACCATATTTTTTTTACCTTCTTCTGATAATATTTCTAATATTTGGTTTGCAAAATCATCATAATAATTTAAATATTCATAAAATAGTTCTTCTTTAATATTATTAATTGATTTTTCTATTTTAGTAAAATAATAAATAATATCAATTAGTAGTGAATAATTACAATTTAAAGGCTCATTAGAATATTCTACTTCTTTTGCTTTTTTAGTAAAATATTCTCTCCATAATGAAGATGTAATTTTTGGATTTAGTTTTTTACTACAAATATTATTTAAATATTCATTATTTAATAATGTTAAAAAATTATTTTGTTTTATTTCTTTAATTTGGGTAAGTTCTTCTTTTGGTAATTCTTTAAGTTCTTCTTTTGGTAATTCTTTAAGTTCTTCTTTTGGTAATTCTTTAAGTTCTTCTTTTGGTAATTCTTTAAGTTGTTCTTTTGGTAATTCTTTAAGTTCTTCTTTTGGTAATTCTTTAAGTTCTTCTTTTGGTAATTCTTTAAGTTCTTCTTTAAGTTCTTCTTTAAATATTAATTTTTTTTGTTTTAGTTTTTTTTCTTTAAGTGGTTTTAATTTAAAAATTTCTTCTTTTTCACCTTCTTTTTCACCTTCTTTTTCACCTTCTTTTTCACCTTCTTTTTCACCTTCTTTTTCTTCACTAAATTTACCTATAGTTTTACTAGTTAAATCTTCTAATTTGAATTTCTTTTTCTTTGGTTGTTTAACTTGTTTTGGTTGTAATTCTTTATAACTATCTAAAAATTCTCTTAATGCGTTTTCATTATACGCAACATTATTCTTATAAAATTTAGTAGTAATAGGATTTACTTCATCATATGAATTATATTTTACATAATTATTACTTGCTACTGGAATAAGACCTTCAAAAAATTCCTGAGTAAGCATAGATTGAATAATTAATAATTCATCATCATTTAAGTTATAATTTACTTTATTAAATGTTAAATAATTTTGTGGTTCCAAGAGAAATTTTCTTAATCTTGAAAAACGAATTAATTCATCTGCTACTCTAGTATAATAAATATTTTCATTTTCCTGACCTGTTAATAAATTTAATTTTGGTAACAATAAATTACAATTACTAGTTTCTTGTGTTTCAGTTTTTGTTTCACTTGTAGATAAAATACATAAATTTTTTGTAGAATAAATATTAGATAAACAATTTGAATTTGTTTTATTAATACAGGTTTCAATATTTGTAATAATATTAAAATAATTTTCATCACCATTAAATTGCACTTTTGAACCAACTAATTCTTTTATTAAATTTACAATTACATCCAACTTTTCATTATATGTTATAAATCTTGTTTTAATTACTTCTTTTAATTTATTTATTAATTCAATTGATTCATAATTATTTAATAATAGTTTAATTGTATTTCTAAATACATTATAAAATTGTGTTTCTAATTTTAATTTTTTTAACATTATAATTCTTTCTTCATCTAACTTATTTGATGTACTTGTTATAATAGTAGATTGATACATATTTGAATTTGTATTTAAATTTGCTGAAAATTTAGCTATAATATCATAACTATTAAAAGATGGAATATCTAAATCTGGATCAATTAGTGATGGAAGTAATGGATTACTTATTTGAATAAATTGATTTGTTTCAGTTAATATACCTACTACTAATTCATCTTCAATTACCTTAAATAATGGCTTACATGGAATAACTGCTTCTTGAGTTTTTTTATGACTTCTTTTATATAGATTATTCAAAAATATCACTGTATTTTCATAACTAGACCATAATGTTTCATCGCTCATTAATGTAAATGGAACTTGTATTAAATAATTATCAAGAGAAGACGGATAACAAGGAATAAATCCAGTTAATTGTCTTCCTTTTTTATCTTGTGGTTCACTTACTAATAGACCAATTATTTTGGCGTTATAATTTAATACTAATTTCTTTAACTTATATTTATAATAATTTAATTTCTCTAATAAATCATAGATAAGTAATGGGCGTTTCATTTTATAAACATTAGGAATACTATCTAGTGGTCTACATAATATTTCAAAAAATGGTTTAATTAAATTATTAAATAAATTTCTTAATGAAGGTAATAATGTTGGATCTTTTTCTTTAAATTCTTTTGTAATAATTAACTTATTATTTTTAATTAAATAAGAGTAAATTGGTTCATAATAATCATCTTGTTTAATAATTAATAATGATGGTTTATTAGCATTATATAATAAACTAGAATAATGATTTTTAGGACATAATAATTGGACGTTATTAGTAATATCATTATTTGGTAATTCAAAAATAATTAAATTAACACCTTTTGTAAATAATTGTGGATTTGGGCTTGAAATTATATCCCATAAATATGTATGGTCTATTATTATAGTATCATCTCTTAAAAATGCCTTGAAATTTTCTAATGATTTTGTTATTTTTTCAAACATCAAATAACGAGAATTTATTAATTCTAGTGTTTCATTATTTTCTGATTGTTTGACTTCTTTACTATTTTTATTTATTATTATTCGTCTTACTTCTTGAATTTCATCATTAAATAATGATTTATAAAATTTAGATGATTTATATATTTTCATAATATTATCTGGAATTTCGATATTTTCATTATAAAAATCTTCTATTAAATTACCATTTTGATAACTAATAAAACTATCTAAATTAATTGCTTTTATTATTTTTTCTTTCATTTCTTTTAGTGATGGAATTTTTAGTTGTTTAATAAATTTTTTATCTTCTGTTTCTTCTTGACGACCATAATATAATAAATCTGCTATACAAGCTATAAATGATTGTTCTTTTGTTAATTCTATACCATGACGTAATAAACAGGGATGATTTTCTTTAATATTTGTATTTTTTTCACTTATCTGACAATCTACACCAAATTCATTAAACATAATTTGTAATTCAGGTGGTAAATAAGCCCACCGTCCTTGTTCTAATGGATATTTATCAGGTCCTAATATATAGTGTTCTTGGTCTTTTTTAGTTTCTTTAAGTTCTTTATATTCTTTTATTTCTTCTGGTTGTTCTTCAGATTCTTTATATTCTTTTATTTCTATTGGTTGTTCTGGTTGTTCTGGTTGTTCTGGTTGTTCTAATTCTCTTGGTTTTTTTTCTTGTAATCTTTTTTGTAATTCATTCATACATTTTAATTTTGCATTTATTCGTCCTTTTGTAGCATAGTTTTTAAAGCAACAAGGTAAGCATAAACCATCTGGATGTTTATCTGGAATTAATCCTGGATATGCTTCTTCACCATCACCATAAAATTCATAAATATAATAACCTGGTTTTACAACTTTTTCATTTTTAGGCAATACCTTACCACAAGATGGGTGCATTAATTCTAATTTACCATCTTTACCTTTAATTTTTATTAATTCATCTGGTGGAATTACTGTATTTGTTTTTAAACACCAATAACGAGGACAAATATAATTAAATTGATGATTTTCATCTGAACCATATTTTATTACATCTTGGTCTCTCAAAAATCCAGGATAAGTTTTATTTATTTTATTTAATTGGTTATCAGTTATTAACACAGGTTGACGTCTTTTATCTGATAAACATATACGAGAATAAGCATTAAATTTAGCAGTTTTCTCTTGAATAATTAATTTAGGGTCATAATTTTCTATTATTTTTTGAAAATATGAAGGTTTATTTAGTTTTAAACCATCTATAACTCTAATATCTTCTTCTTGTTCTTCTTGTTTTTCTTGTTTTTCTTGTTCTTCTTGTTTCCCTTGTTCTTCTTGTTTCTCTTGTTTTTCTTGTTCTTCTTGTTCTTCTTCTTTTTGTGTTTTTAATATAGGAATATTTTCTAATATTAATTCTTCATTATTATTTAAACTATCAATACTTTCTAGTGAAGAAATAGAAGAATTATTAGATGATTGCCCTCCAGTATAATCTTCTTCACTTGGTATGCTAGCAATGCTAGATTTACTAGATTTATTATTTTCAGATAGGTCTTCTAGGTCTTCTAGGTCTTTTAGGTCTTCTAGGTCTTCATCATCTTCTTGGTCTTCTTGGTCTTCTAGATTTTCTTCATCTTCTTCATCAAAAAATAAATTAAATGCTTTTTGTTTTTTCTCTTCTTCTTCATCACTTTCTTCTAAATCACTGAAACGAATACCAACTAAATCTTCATCATCACCTACACTGGCTAATTCTTCACTAATCATAGGTTGTGCTAATTCTTTAAGTTCTCCAAGTTCTTCAATTTTTTCACCTTCTAATTCTTCAACTTTATATAAACCACTACATAATTGTTTTAGTGTAGGAGTAATTAATTTATTATCTTGTGTTAATCTAATAAAACTATCAAAATAAACTTGTAGTGTATATAAATAAAATATATTATTAATCGATGTAACACTTATATTAACTTGTGAATTAATTGTATCTAATGCTAATAATATTTTAAATCCAGGATTATTTTTTATTTTAATAGTAGATTTATGAATACCACGTTCTACCTCTAATTCATTAGCAACACGAACTACTAATTCTAATGCTTTTTGTCGGTCTAATTCTTCTGGAAAATTTTCAACTAATTCAGCTACGATTTGGTCTCCACGTAATCCTTGACTTGATTTTTCTAATATAAAAGCCTCTTGACTATTAAAATAACTATAATTAGCAACACGTTTAAATCTTAAATTCATTGTATTTTGTGATGATTTAAATAAATTAGTTTCATTTATAAATACACTAGAAAAGCATTTATTAAATAAATCATAATTTAAAGGTCTATTAATAGAACAACTAATTTTATAATCAATATTTAATAATTCAATATTTTGTGATGTAATACTTTGAAATAATAATAAATTATATCCACTTTGCTGAAGAAAAGATTGAATATCAGTTAATAATGGATTAATAGCCTGTATTAATAATTCATTAAGATTATTTAAATTAATATCTTGATTTATATCATATAAATCAATAAATTCAGCATTAACAATAATAACACCATCATCTTCTAATACTAAGTCAAGATTTTCAAATTTTTTATGAATACTATAAATAGAAACTGTTTTTACACCACCGAGTGAACGAGTAAGGCGAAATATAATAGATTTTTTTAAATATGGTATTTTTGTACCATTTATAGTTTTTTGTGGCGCATATAAACGATAAATATTTTCTTGTTTACTCTTTGGATTATATTTAATAAGCGGTTTTATTTCAGTAGCGTGAAGTGTTTTAAATATATTTTCTAATGGAAATTTAATTGGTGTTTCAGGTAATAAAGCAAATTTAAGTGATTTAATGCCTTTTTTAACATAGTTAAGTTCATAGTTTCTAGTATTATAAATATCATAAAACATTTTAATTCTTGAATTATAAAGATCAGTTTTTTCATTAATAAGCCTTTTATTAGTTTCTAATAATTCTGGTTTAATTTCTCTCAATATTTCAATAGAAGTTACTGAACGATTAAATAAATAAGGATAATAAACTTTAATCATAAGATTAATAATTAATCCATTTACTGTAGAATACTCAATTATATCCTCAGCAAAACATAAATAAATTGAATTATTATAAATATTACCACTATTTAATAATAGATTACTATTATAAGATGGTAATGGAGAATTAAAATAAGAACTAATTAATTTATCAAATTGTTTTACGTAATAAGGGTTAGCACATACAACAAATTCATTTTCAATAAATGTTTTTTGACCTAATGGTTTATTAATAATAAACGTGCGTTCATTTAAGCCTAATTTAAAAAAATCATCATAACTATAAAATTCAGGTTCATCAACTTGTGGTTTAATTTGTTGTTCGTTTGTTAAATTAGAATTAATATTAGAGAGAAAATCATGGACACGTTGACTACTTAATAAAATCTTACCTGATTTAGTTAATTTATTGAAAATTTGGAGACTATTTATTTTCTCTCTAATATTACAAAATAAATAACATTCTTCGAGAGAAATTTCATCATAATTAATATTTTTATTTTCATTTAAAGCATTTATAATTTTAATTTTTATAATATTAATAGTATCATCTAAAAATATTTGTTGTTTTGAAAAAATAATATTAGGATTTTCATTACTTATTTCTCTTAATTCATTTTCTGAAAATAACATAGAATATAAACTTTCATTATTTCTATTTTCATCTTCAGTTAATTGTCTACCATAAAATACAATAATAACACTTGTTTTATTAGCCTTTAAAATTTTAACTTTATAATAATTAGCAATTTTATTAATATTTGTTTGTAATTCCATATATTATTATTATAATTAAATAATTAAATAATTAAATAATAATAATATAAATTATTATAAATTATTATTTATTATTATAGAGTATTATAGAGAAAATAAAAATAAACACTTGAAGATTATAAATATTTTCTTTATATTAGATTTTTATTATATTAAAAATACAACTTAAAGAACTCATTATTTTCTCTATAACTGTAAAGGTATAAAATATAAACTAAACTAATCTAAACTAAATCATAATAAGGGTTATCACTTATTGTCATTCCACAATATTCTTCTGGATATTTTTTATAGTCAATTGGATTATAAATACCTGCTTCTTTTGCGTTTTCTAAAATAAACTTGAAATTCTCCCAAAATTCTTGCTTATGTCCTATTGATTTTGTCATAATATGACTTAACTCGTGTAGTGATACAAATGTCAATGTATTTATATCTATTAAACGACTATTTTCTGCTTTTGTTTTATTTAAACAAAAAGCCAATTTTTCACCTTTATTTTCACTGTAAGCAGTTAGTTCACTAGTAGGTAATGTCTCACTTATTTTTTTTGGATTAAAGCCATTCACTAGTCTTTTGACACGTTCATCATCTGGATATTTATTTTTTAAATATTCTACAATATCTTTCATTTTTTGAGTGCATTCTGCTAATAAATTTGCTGCCAATTCCATTTTCTCTCGTTCTCGAACACAATATTTATTTCCATCTTTTGACGCAATAATACATTTTAAATCATAAGCATCAGATTTTGAATAAATTGTTAAACAAAAAAATAATACAAAAGCTAAGAAAATATAAAAGAAATAATTATGTTTAGATGATGAATCAAATAATTTCATATTAATATAATATTATATTTTATTATATTACATCTAAATATATTAAATTATAATACTATGCACTAAATTACATTATACACTCCAAGTCCAAAGGTGTAAGATATTTCATATATATTATAATTTGTTATTTACTATTATAATAATATTGAAAATTGTAATAATATTATTATAATATATATGAAATATCTTGAAATTAACCCTAGTAATTATAATCAAGGTAATCCATCGCCATTTACACAGTTAAATAATTGTTTAACTTCAAGTGATTGTCATTTATTTATATTATTTTATATGGAAGGTTGTGGTCCATGTAATGCTATACGTCCAGAGTGGGCTAAATTGAAAAATCAAGATAATTTAAAAAAAATGCCAATAATGATTGTTGCATTAGATCAGGTATTAACTGATGAAATAAACAATATTAAAATAAAACCTAATAGTTTTCCTACGATGCGTTATATAACTAATGCTGGAAATGAAGTAGAAAATTATGAAGATAGTAACTTTCCTGGAGAGAAAAATAGAACAATTGACTCATTTGTTTCTTGGATTGAATATAAAATAAATAATTCTAGTTTTAATTCAACTTCTTTAAATGGAGGAATTAAAACACATAAAACACATAAAACACATAAAACACATAAAACACATAAAACACATAAAACACATAAAACACATAAAACACATAAAACACATAAAACACACAGGACTAAAAAAATATATAAAACACATAGAAATAATAAATTAAAACTACTTAAAGGAGGTAAATGGAGTTTAAAATATAAGAAGTCAATCAATTGTAAAAAACCTAAAGGTTTCTCTCAAAAACAATATTGTATTTATGGAAGAAATAAATATTCTAAAAACAAATAATATATCTAATATTATTATAATAATGTTCAATATTATAATAACTATACACTATTATTTTACCTAAAAATTATCTTTTGAATAACCTATAACAGCACAGGCTATTCTAGCGCCTGAATTTCCAGTAATTAAACTTTCTGGATTTTCACCATTTCCACAATCATCTTCATCTTCATGAATAATTAATCCACGACCTATTATATTACTTTTTGAACCACGTAATTTAATGAAATTATCATAAAAACTATAATTTATATTACCATTTTCATCTGCACTTATATTACCTAAATCACCTACATGACGATTTGTCTTACCAGGACATCCGTGCTCTTTTCCAAATGGATTAAAATGGGCGCACATCGAAACACAATTATCTGTTAAATCACCTGCTTCATGTACATGAAAACCATGAATACTATATGGCTTAAAACCAGATAAATTCAAGTCTATTTTTACTGAATTAATAAGTTCATCTTCACTAAATTTAACATATCCTTTTATTTTTTCTTTCATTTTTGATTTTTCTTGAGGTATAAATACAGCAATTGCCTTAATATTTTTTGAATTTTTTGAATTATTTGAAAATTTCAT